CTTAGCCGACTTGAATACCGCCTTCACTTACAATTTGGCCGTTAAGAAAGATGGTGCTGGCGCTAATATCAATGTTGCTATTATTGCATAAATCAATAACTGATTGACTACCTGTTGATGTAAGACTTAATTTAGAGCTGGTTGATCCTGCGCGAAGTCTAGAGCCGGTATACACATAGTTGTCGGTCACTCGATTGAAAATAAGGTCCGACATCCAAACTTTTTATATAATTAAAAACCATTTTTATTTTTAAATTTTAACTCATTAAATTAATTTAATATTTTTATATTTCTAAAAGTTTCCAAAAAATGCAAAAAATGTTTTTTTATAATTTTCTTAATACAATATTTGAAGATCCAGACAATAAAGTTATATTAATATTTATAATACCTTGCTCTTGTGCGCTAGCATTATTTTCTAATTTATATTTTATATAATATTTATTGGTTCCATTGTTAACATTTTCATCTAAAAGGGATAATCTATAATTACTTATAAATCCGCCGGTTGCGTTTGTAATTCCTATATTTGAAGTTCGCGATACCATGATTAAATCTCTCCATAGTTCAATAGTTATGCGTTCATCAAAAGAGTAGCAACACAACAAAGTAATATTTACATCTACTAAAACGGGAGTATTATTATAAATATCGATAGTATTATATAGTGATGCGCTTAAATCTTGTATTTCATTTGTTTTAGTTGTAAAACTATTGTTTTCGGTTGTTATTACGGTAGTATTAATATTAATAAGCGATAACGAATCGCCTACACTTATATTTAATGTATCAGAAGTTATATTGGATACATTTGTTAATAATATGTTACCTGAACCATATGAATAAAGACTATTAAGATTTATAATACCTTGCTCTTGACTATGAAGATTATTTTCTAATTTATATTTTAAGTAATATTTTTTGGGTCCATTTTCTAAATTCTTATCTAAGTAGTTAAAACTATATGGAATAATTAATCCGCCGGTAGCATTTATTGTTCCTAATTCATTGCTCCGCGATATCATGCTTGTGTCTCTCCACACCTCAACAATTATTCGTTCATTACTACCATAACAGCAATATAAATTAGTGTTAATATTAATTTGAACATTGCTATTAAATACATTAATAGCATTATAAAAAGAATTACTCAAATCTTGTATATCTGATGTTGTTGTTGTTAAATTTTGATTATTAAATGTTGTTTTATTGGAATAATTGCCTGTATTTACAATTTCTCGTAATATTATATTACTTGATCCGGCAATTTCAGACGTTTTAACATTTATAATGCCTTGCTCGACTGTGCTATCGTTATTTTCTAATTTATATTTTATATAATATACTTTAAGACCTGCGCTCAAATTTTCATCTAAATATGTCAAGCTATAAGGTATTGTAATGCCTCCTGTAGCATTTACTGACCCTAGGTCTCTATTTTGTGAAAGCATGCTTGCATCTCTCCATAGCTCAATTGTTATTCGTTCATTGTGAGCGCTGCAGCAATATAATGAAAAATTAATATCAATAATGACTGATCTATTATTACCTACATTAATAGTATTAAATAATGAAGTGCTTAAATCTTGCGTTAAGCTTGTAAAAGTCAAAAAATGACTATTTTCAAATTGTGCTTTATTGCTAGTATTTAGATTAGTGCTATTATTATTAGTAACAAGTTCTTCTAATCTATAAAGTTTTTGCGATTGATTGCTAATATATGTTAATAACAATTCTAATGTATTATTATAAGACCCAACAATTGAAGTGATTTGATTTGTCAAATTGGAAATACTTTTTCTACCAATATATTTGTATACATTTATAACGGGTTTATTGGTGTCATTAATTACATAAATCCCATTATATAAATTTTGCGCTGCTAAATTGCTGAATGCTGAAAATACTAATGTTCCACTCGCATGATTATAAGTCCAGCTACCTCCTTTACTTCCGTAGGGTAAATTATGTAAATTAATTGCTTTTGTTAATGATAATTCAGTAAATATTTCATATAAATATGGGTATACGAGAGAATTTCCATTTGAAACGTCGTAATAAGATTTATAATCGTAATTTAACGAATCTTCTAAAACATTTTTAGAGGTACTATCTAATTTATACCATGATGCTCCGTAATTAATAGGTTCAGTATTATATGGTTGTTGTAACTTAAGTAATTTAAATCTTCTTACTGTTCCTGTGCTATCGTCTACAATACTGCATTTTGATTTGTTTTGATCATCATGAGAATAGGTAACGAAATTATTTATTTGCAAACCTAACTCAGTCGCTGTTTTAACTGTTCCATTTATATCAAAATCGGGATATTGTGGAACACTTTCCAAAAGAATTGCTTCACTCATAAATAAAAATTATTCTAAATAAAATTATCATTATTTATTTATAATAATATTTGTAGTAATATATTAATTGTTTCGTTAATTGTTTAATTTAATTAATTTAATTTAATTTTATTTTATTGTTTTTTATTTTTTATTGTTTTATTGTTTTATTGTTTTATTGTTTTATTGTTTTATTGTTTTATTGTGTTTTATTGTTTTTTATTTTATTTTATAAGTTTATAAGTTATTTTATAAGTTTATAAGTTATTTTATAAGTGTTATTAAGATTAGGGTTTGTAAAGTTCTTGCATTGAAAAGTAATTGCTGCTAGACCCTCTAATACCAAATGGTGTTGAAATGGTATCACCCGGAGGACAATCTCTTCTAAATTGTAGTTTGAAATATTGTGGATTGTAAATTGTAGAACCATTAAGATCAAGATAATATGATCCGTTATATATGCCGTTTAATGTGACACCCATATTTGTACCAAGACTTATATCAGTAAATACATCTGTAGTAGAATAATTTGTACCTGTATTATCTATACCCCTTAATACTCTAAAACCTAAAGTTTGATCAGCTTCAGGTGAAGCAGTATAGGATACTTTTACTTCTATTTTAAGAACTGACCTATTACTTAATAATTGACCGCTAACAACATAACCACTTGCATCCATCCATATATTAGCGCTTACATCACCGTATAGTTGATCTTGTATCATGATTGAATTTGTGTTTTGAACATAAAAAGTATTAAATGTAACAGGCAGCTTCGAAGAATTATTTAATGGTAGTACATTTCCGCTATAATTGACACCGCCGCTAATATTTAGCCCAATATTTGTTTTCCATCTATTTTCACTGCTATCATATAACAATGATGCGTAACCGTCGCCTAACTGAATACCTGCATTATTAGACTTTAACGCAGTTGTTGAACCGGACGCAAGAGTTAATAATACATCACTAATGTCTACATTAGTAGAATAAATTGTTGTGGTATTACCGCGAACAACTAAATCGCCCATAATTACAACTTGACCGGATGCATCTTGCGTAGAGCTATTTGAGCCATCAACACCAAACGGATCAATAATAATTTCATAAGCATTGCTAGATTTTGTAATAGTACCGCCAAAAACTCCTGACCCAATTCGAATTCCACCATCGGAACTTATTGATCCACTTACATCTAAATTTTGGGCAAGTTGTAATGCTGTAAGTGATGTTGCGTCACCACTTGAAGTAGTAACAACTTTTAATCCATTAATAAAGACAGTGGACGCGCTTATATCAACATTGCCATTATTACATAAATCAATTATACTTTCGTTGTTAGCAGTTGACAATCTTAATCCAGGATTAATATTGTTTGTGCCTGCGCGTAGTCTAGAGCCTGTAAATACATAATTATCACTGGGGCGATTAAAAAGTAGGTCGGACATATTTTTATATTTTATAATAATATTATAAATTTATAATTAATTAATTAATTAATTATTCCTAAATTAATTATTTTATATATTGAAATTAAACGCAATAAATAAAAATAAGTAATAGTTAATAATAGTTAGACGCTGAACCATTTAATGCAACATTATGCATGAAACTATTTCTTATTTGAATTTCAATTAATATATTTGTTAAAACATATACGTGTAAGCTTTGATAATTATTACTTTTTGGATTAGCAATATAATCATCATATAGAAAATCTAATGTGTTAAAATTAGATGTTAATATATTTTTAATAGTATATGCGTATTGAGTGTTATAAATATTATTACTATCATTATAAATAATTCTTAGGCCGTATATATCGTATGGGATTTTCTTTTTTTGTAATTTTTTAATAATACGCGCTCCTGATTTTATGCGACTTTCGTAATTAATAATTATGTTATTATTGTTATTATTATTGTTATTATTATTGTTATTATTATTATTATTATTATTATTATATGCAAGACCTTTAGTAATAGCATGAATAATAGTATTGCTATTACTAGTTAATAGTGTATTTGAGAGATTAAAAAAAATACACACTAGGAAAACTAGATTGAGCATAATATATATATATATGTTAAATAGACTATATATATGTTAAATAGACTATATATATGTTAAATAGTATATTTTGATTTAAATATTTTTTAAATAATTTAAATAATGTTACAAAAATTGAGAGATTTATATGATAACGATAGTTTGCCTAATTTATTATTATATGGAAACAATTTAGTAGGCAAGAAGACGTTACTTGAGGAATTATTAATTTATATATATAAGACAAATGAAAATATAGAAAATAACACATTAATTTTGAATTGTAGTTTGGGCAAAGGCAACATTAAATTTATTAGAGAAAATTTGCGTTTTTTTGCCAATACGATTACTCATAAAAATATTACTAATTTTAAGTCAATAATTTTATTAAATGCCGACAGTTTAACGTTAGATGCTCAATCGGCGTTACGCAGATCAATAGAAATATATAATCATACTAAATTTTTCATAGTAACTGCAAATAAGTCAAAAATAATAAAACCAATATTATCAAGATTTAGCGAAATATATTGTAATGACAGAAACATGGAACTTATTAATAAATCAATAAAATATAATAATAGCAATAGCAATAGCAATAGCAATAGCACCAAATTTAATAATAAGCTTTCATTACTTATTAAAATTTTAGATAGTAAGCTAGAAACACTAAAAAATGAGAACGCTAATGCTAATGCTAATGCTAATGAGTACGCTAACGCTAATGAGTACGCTAACGCTAATAATGAGTACGCTAACGCTAATGAGTGCGCTAACGCTAATGAGTACGCTAACGCTAATGAGTACGCTAATGCTAATGCTAATGCTAATGCTAATGCTAATGCTAATGAGTATGCTAACGCTAATGAGTACGCTAACGCTAATGAGTACGCTAACGCTAATGAGTACGCTAACGCTAATGACTACGCTAACGCTAATGAAAGCAACAATGATTATAATAAAAATGTGTTATTATTAGACTATAGTTCATTAATATATAATAAAGGCATAAGTGCAAATAATTTATTAGATTACTTTACAGCTAGGTCAAATTTCAAGACAGATTATAATAAATTTTTGTTTTTTTTCAATATATATAAGAGAGAAGTACGCGTAGAAGAATATTTAATATACATAATATTGTATTTTTATAGCAATGCACTAGTTATTGATTTTTCGGCATTAAATGCTAACTAAATTAGCTTTTTAATTATGTTAATTAACTAGCGTAATAATTAAAATGTTAAATAAAATACATTTAGTTAAAATACATTTAGTTAAAATACATTTAGATAAAATACATTTAGTTAAAATTAATTATTTAAAATAAAATTTTAGATTATAAAAATGGATGATTTTAATCTTTCAACAATAATCGAATCTAAAAATGAGTGGTGTGCGCGATTAACAAACACATTAACTCCATGTGTAATTGAAGGTCTAAGGTCAATATTTACAGAAGCCTATGATGTATGTTTAGAAAACAGCGAAGAAACTAAATATTTAATGACATTTCAAAATTTTTTAAACAATATTCCAAAGTGGAGTTCAGAGATTGTTGAAAATGAGAAACAGCGTATAATTACGTCTAGCGCGTGTAATTATTTAGAAGATTTAATAACATGTGTGCACATTACACAATTGAAAGCACTAACCTCAACACGTGTAGGTTTAAAGCAAAAAAAAATAAATATTGATATACCAGACCTGCACAAATTTATACATAAGACGTATATAAATGTAGCACGAAAGGTATATGTAAATATTTATTTATTTGAAAAGAATTTAAAGCCTCTGCAAGTTCAAAAAAACAATAGGGAGTTAGAAATAATAATAAAGGAGTGTATTTTAAATACAATTAGAGAGAGTATACCGATTGAGCATATATTACAAATGTATTTGGACGAAACATTGGAAA